CTAAGCATTATTGGCCTCCTGCATCAGGAGAAAGACAATCATGGCGGCGCGGAGAGGTCTGGTATCAAATATTGGGCTTACGCCTTTTGCATCCACACACCATTCAGTTAACTGGTCTAAGATAGAAATCCTGTATTTCTCAATAATCGGCCATGAAGCGCTCGGATCATTGCAGTAGTCAGGCAAATGATTTAATGGCTCAAAAGTTGTATCAGCATTTCCGTAATACCATTTGTTGGTGTTATTCCCTGATGTTTCCGGTTTACTTGCCCAAAGGCCTTTAAAAATTATGTCTCCTACCATTCTGTTAATTTCAAAATCACTTAACTGTGAATAATCCATTGTCATTTCCTCGCACGATATCTTAGCCACCGGATATCCCACAGGTGAGCTGTGTAATTGAAGGTTTTTACGTCAGATTCTTTTGGGATTGGCTTGCGTTTATTTCTGGAGCGTTTCGTTGGAAGGTATTTGCAGTTTTCGCAGATGATGTCGGTGAAACTTCGTCGCTGTCGCCTCATGCCGCCCTCCTGACGCCCTGCCCGATCGCCATCAATGCCGCTTTGGATACGGTAGTAAACATCCGTCGAGGACTGATGAACGGTCGCCAAATCAGCAGCATGGAGCCTTTGCTGTTTCCCTTCTTCTCCAACCCTGTCGATGGTTCGATAAAATTAATCCGTCCATCAGTGATAATGCGAACTTCGTCGACACTCTCCAGAGCCTTGCTGAACCATCCGACTGACATATCCTCTGGCACAAGCATAACTACCGTCTGTTGCTGTTGTATGCACTGCTCAGCAGCTTTTTCCACCCACGGCCTGATATTGCTGTACGGTGGGTTATTCCAGATTGCACCGTGGCTTACCCACTCAGAATTGAGCGCGTCGTCGGCCTCAGTTAGCCAGTGAGCACACAGAGCATTTTTGTCGCTCGCTGCCGAATCCAGCCAGAATCCAAACTCAATATCCAGTGCATCAAAAAGCCAAAGCGGCGTTCGTTTGCCAGCAGTCCTTGTCGTGTGCTGGCGTATTTGATTTGATAGTCATGCAGCCCGATCTCCCCATCTCGCTTTCCACTCCAGAGCCAGTCTCGCTTCGTCTGACCACTTAACGCCACGCTCTGTACCGAATGCCTGTATAAGCTCTAATAGCTCCGCAAATTCGCCTACACGCATCCTGCTGGTTGACTGGCCTATTACCACAAAGCCATTCCCGGCAAGGTTAGGAACAACATCCTGCTGCTTTAATGCTGCGGTAAACACACACTTCCAGCTTTCTGCATCCAGCCAGCGACCATGCCATTCAACCTGACGAGAGACGTCACCTAAGCAGGCCCATAGCTTCCTGTTTTGGTCTAAGCTGCGGTTGCGTTCCTGAATGGTTACTACGATTGGTTTGGTTGGGTCTGGAAGGATTTGCTGTACTGCGTGAATAGCGTTTTGCTGATGTGCTGGAGATCGAATTTCAAAGGTTAGTTTTTTCATGACTTCCCTCTCCCCCAAATAAAAAGGCCTGCGATTACCAGCAGGCCTGTTATTAGCTCAGTAATGTAGATGGTCATCTTTTAACTCCATATACCGCCAATACCCGTTTCATCGCGGCACTCTGGCGACACTCCTTAAAAATCAGGTTCGTGCTCATCTTTCCTTCCCGTTCTTCCCTGGTAGCAAACCGGTAATACACCGTTCGCCAGACCTTACCTTCGATAACCAGAAGACCTGCCCGTGCCATTTTAGCCGCGGCCTGATTTATGCTGGTTACTGTTGCGCCTGTTAGCGCGGCAACGTCCGGCGCACAGAAGCTATTATGCGTCCCCAGGTAATGAATAATTGCCTCTTTGCCCGTCATACACTTGCTCCTTTCAGTCCGAACTTAGCTTTGATTTCTGCGATCTTCGCCAGAGCCTGTGCACGATTTAGAGGTCTACCGCCCATGACAGGAAGTTGTTTTACTGGTTCAGGGATCGCCTCACCACGGTTAATTCTCGCAGTCATATGGACAAGCTCATCTGCGGCCTTACGGCGTAATTCCGCATCAGTAAGCGCATTGGCCCGCATGTTCTGATACAGGTTGGTAACCAGCCAGTAGTGCGCGTTTGATTTCCACGGATAAGACTCCGCATCCGGATACAGGCCTCGCTTCCGGCAATACTCGTAAACCATATCAACCAGCTCGCTGACGTTTGGCAGTCCGGCGATAACGGATGCTTCTTCCCGGCACCATGCAACAAACTGCCCGGGTGATGGCAGAAATGGTCGATTCTGCCGACGGGCTACGCGCATTCCTGCGTTAACCTGTTCCATTGTGGTGATCCCGTTTTCCCGGAAAGCCAGAACCCACTGGCGGCGGATTTCGTTCAGTTCGTTCTGGTCACGGTTAGCCAGACTCGCCGGGAAAGTTGCCAGTAACTGGCTGAACACACCGTTGATGATCTGCGCTACCTGCTGTACCTGTGGCTTTTCGTCGTACTGTTCCGGCATGTTGTTGGCGATCCGACGCATCTGCTCACGGTCAAAGTTAACCATCTGTGCGGCGATGTTTTTCATAGATCCACCCCGTAAATCCAGTCAGTGTTTGTCAGGTCGAGTTTTGGTTTTCCGGCTGTCACGCCAGCCTGTTGCTTGTTACGGTTGATTTCGAGCTGGGTCCACTTGTCGCGGAGTTTGGCCGGACTCAGCACGTTACCGGACCAGAAGTTGTCCTGGCAGGCCCAGCGGAAAAGCACACACATATCGCGGTGGTTACGTCCGTCACGTTCACGCATCAGGCGGATATCGTTAGCCCACCCAGCAAAATTCGGTTTTCTGGCTGATGGCGCGATGGTCTTCACCATGTCAAACATCCACTCTGCGGCGGTCAGGTCTTCTGCTGTTCCCCACTTACTGCCGCTCTGAATTGCAGCATCCGGTTTAACCACAGAAAGATCGTTTTCTGGCTGGTCAGAGGATTCGCCAGAATTCTCGGACGAATAATCTTTTCTTTTTTCTTTTGTAATAGTGTCTTTTGTGTCCCCCTGTTTTGAGGGATAGCAATCCCCCAATTTGAGGGATGTTTTATCCCTCGTTTTAGGGGATTTTCCCTCGTTTTGAGGGATACACCATTCTGAGATGTTTTTATTTGGTCCAAACATGCCGCCTTGCTGCTTGATAATATTCATTCTGACGAGTTCTAACTTGGCTTCATTGCACCGTTTGACAGGTAACTTTGTAATCTCGCTAAGTTGAGAATCGGTGATTCTGTCCATTGGTTTATTCCACCCATAGGTTTTACGCAGAATGGCAAGCAGCACTTTAAACTGTCGCTTGGTCAGATCTGCGCCCGAATAAGCCTCAAGCAGCATATTTGATAGTCTGGCGTAACCATCATCGAGATCTGCCACATTACGCTCCTGTCCGGCAAAGTTACCTCTGCCGAAGTTGAGTATTTTTGCTGTATTTGTCATAATGACTCCTGTTGATAGATCCAGTAATTCCCTCAGAATTGCATATCAATTTGCTTAAAATCCTCGGTGGCGGCCGGGGATTTTTTCTTTGTGATTTCAGCAAGCGCATACTTAAAAGCCCTGCTAATCGGACTGATGTCTGATGCCATTCCGAAAGCACACAAGACCGAAGCAATAAATCTCCAGTCCGTTCTGCTTATCTTCGATTCATGACAGCCAATCATCTTTGCCAGACCGCGCTGGGTAAGAGTTGATAGGTTGATGAGTAAATCTGTTTCTGCGCGATCAACGTCACGCTGTGATAGTTTGCTGTAACTTGTTCGTTCCATTTCTTAAGATTTCCAATAGTGAATAGTTAGTTGAAAGGTATGCGTGGAAACGCATATGGCCTTAGTTGGTCAGATATCTTGGGACTCGCTTTTCAGCGACGTAGGACGAATGTCCGTTGTTACAAAGAGCGGCTCCGCTTATTACGCAGCTTTGTGCTCCGGCGGAAACACATCATCAAGACTTACTTTTGCGCCTAACTTGTTTAGACACGCAACAAGAGCACGGCATGTTTTAAGGTCTGGGAAGCGACGACCAGATTCCCAATGTCCGATAGCTCCCTGTGTGCATCCAACTGCCTTAGCAAGTGTTGTTTGAGAGATATTCAGTGACTCTCGATATTTTCGTAGGTTGCTCATATGCCCTCCATAGTAACCACAAATAAAAAAATACAATATGTACTTCTTAAACACAAGCAAAAAATACACATTGTGCATGGATGGTTCCAGTACAGAGCGTAATAATAAGGACATGAAAATGAAATGGTATGAACTGGCTAGATCCAGAATGAAAGAGCTCGGCATAACTCAAGAGAAGTTAGCCGAAGAGCTAGGTATGACGCAGGGTGGAATTGGACACTGGTTGCGCGGATCTCGTCATCCATCTCTTAGTGATATTGGTGTGGTGTTTAAATACCTTGGTATTGATAACATATCATTCAACCACGACGGGACATTTTCACCTGTTGGCGAATACTCATCGGCCCCAGTTAAAAAACAATATGAGTACCCTGTTTTTTCTCATGTTCAGGCTGGGATGTTCTCTCCAGAACTCAGAACCTTTACCAAAGGCGATGCGGAGAGATTGGTAAGCACAACCAAAAAAGCCAGTGACTCTGCATTCTGGCTTGAGGTTGAAGGTAACTCAATGACCGCACCAACAGGTTCCAAACCTAGTTTTCCTGACGGGATGTTAATTCTGGTTGACCCAGAGCAAGCTGTTGAGCCCGGCGATTTCTGCATAGCCAGACTTGGTGGTGATGAGTTTACCTTCAAGAAACTGATCAGGGATAGCGGTCAGGTGTTTCTACAACCACTAAACCCACAGTACCCAATGATCCCATGCAATGAGAGTTGTTCCGTTGTGGGGAAAGTTATCGCTAGCCAGTGGCCTGAAGAGACGTTTGGGTGATATATGTGAAATGCATATATTGATATAAATGCAGCAATATCAATTAGTTAAAAGGTTATATTTTTAATGAATGATCTTGATAAGAAAAAGTACGACCAAGTTATTGATTCTGTGAACTTCGCCCTTAGATCGTTGTCAGAGTTATTCGAAGCCCATGGAATGCATGGGATGTATGATCTAACGAATCCAAGCCTTGATGAGCTAAAATTAGTGTTTACAAGGATGAAAAACGGTGTTGACTCTATTGCTCAAAGCTTTGAGCACATGGTAGAGACAGCAAAGGATATGGATGCCGCAAGTGCAAGCATAAATGTTATGAACATCAAACAAGGATTGATGTATGCTGAATCACTATTGCTTGCTGTAGAGAAATTAGACTATGATAAATGTGTGGAAGCAAATACGCAGATAAAAACCCACGATCTTCCACCAACCCAATGGCCTTAATAGTAAATCAAGATTTCATATAGTCTATTTGAACTAGGCTAGTACCATAAAATAAACCGAGGAAACGCAATGAAAACCATGTCCACTCTGCACAAAGATGCAATGACCCTGAGATCTCTCATCAACGAGATTCTGGCTCGCTCGTCAGCACACACCAAAAAAGCCGCATAATGCCTACATAACCCGGCCTCAGCGCCGGGTTTTCTTTGCCTAACGCCCCCCAAAAAACGCATAACCAATTGTATTTATTTCAAAATTAATAGATACAACTCACTAAACAACGCAATTCTGATCTCTCCCTACATCGCCGAGGCAATACACCCACGCTAAAAAACAACACTATAAAATACAAAGCGTTGTAAAAAACCACTCCTCAATAGAACAAATCGTATTGACCAAGTAAAGTACATATCGTACTATTTAGTCATCAGCAGGACGCTGGAAGCCAAATGGAACAGACTGGCAGGCTCTTTAAACAACGTCGAACACTCGACTACGTGGCTGAAAAGCCAGACCACCCAACCACATAAGCTGTGGGATGCAATGCCGAAGCAACCGTCTCAGGAGGAGCTTCGAGATTGCATCGCCAAAGTTTATTCGGGAGGAATCTATGTCCAGAAAAACAGAATTTAAAGGCACCGCAGCTTCTCGCCGTAGAGCTCGTCGTGCAAACCTGCAAAGTCAGGAGGCGATCAGCTCTGACAAGCTACACAGGCCAACCCCTTCACGAGTGGTCTTACAATGCAAACGCAAACCAGTAATGAGAGCAGAAGTAATAACACTGACAACGTTGACCAGAAAATATGAAGGCTCAACTTGTCTTCCAAATGTAGCCATTTACGCGGCAGGCTACAGGAAATCCAAACAGCTGACAGCAAGATGACTTGTGTTGGTCGCCAGAAAATGAAATTAGGCAGCAAACCACTTATTTGAGGTGAGATATGGAAGAAGAATTTGAAGAGTTCGAAGAGCATCCTCAGGATGTGATGGAACAATACCAGGACTATCCGTATGACTGCGACTATTGATAAGAATCAATGGTGTGGACAATTCGAGCGATGCAATGGATGCAAGCTGCAATCGGAATGCATGGTTAAGCCTGAAGAAATGTTTCCTGTAATGGAGGATGGGAAATATGTCGATAAATGGGCAATACGAACGACGGCAATGATTGCCAGAGAACTTGGTAAACAGAATAACAAGGCTGCCTGATGGTGGCCTTTATTTTTTGGCCGTAAATAATTTCATGCTTATTACAATCAAGGGGATATATGGAAGAACAAGCAAACAAGATTCTCGTAGAACTACTGCAAAAAGCCAGCAATGGAATAGACGCGGCTGTTTCATTCAGCCAAGCGCAGATTCCTGATGTTGTTCATCAGTTGCTGCTATGGAATATGGTTGACAGTCTGATTAAAACATTAATAGCCATTCTAACAATCCCACTGGTTTTCTGGTTTATGAAGAAGCAGTGCCAAAGAGTTGAGACAGGTAAAATCGGTGATGAAGGATACTCATGGGAGAGGGGAAATCCCAAATACAGGCCGACAATGGTTTGGGATAGCAAAGGAGATATTAACCTTCTTATCATGCCATTGGTTGGAGTTTTGACTCTGTGGGGGATTTTTATTATTGGTGTAGTAACCAATATGACTTGGTTAAAAATTTGGCTGGCCCCAAAGCTTTACCTTATCGAATATGCAGCATCATTGGTTAAGTAATTTCAGGCCGCATAGTCGGCCTTTATTTTTGGCATAAACAACAGAATAAACACAGCACTGTGTATTCATTCCAACGAGTGAATACACGGAGCAATGTCGCTCGTAACTAAACAGGAGCCGACTTGTTCTGATTATTGGAAATCTTCTTTGCCCTCTAATGTGAGGGCGATTTTTTATCTGTGAGGATATGAACAGATGTCAAACATCAAAAAATACATCATTGATTACGACTGGAAAGCATCAATAGAAATTGAAATCGACCATGACGTAATGACAGAGGAAAAACTTCACCAGATTAATAATTTCTGGTCAGACTCTGAATACCGACTAAATAAACACGGTTCTTTATTAAATGCTGTATTAATCATGCTGGCGCAACATGCTCTGCTTATAGCAATTTCAAGCGACTTAAATGCATATGGTGTTGTGTGTGAGTTCGACTGGAATGATGGAAATGGTCAGGAAGGATGGCCTCCAATGGATGGTAGCGAAGGAATAAGAATTACCGATATCGATACATCAGGAATATTTGATTCAGATGATATGACTATCAAAGCCGCCTGAGCGCGGCGTTACCGCATACCAATAACGCTTCACTCGAGGCGTTTTTCGTTATGTATAAATAAGGAGCACACCATGCAATATGCCATTGCAGGGTGGCCTGTTGCTGGCTGCCCTTCCGAATCTTTACTTGAACGAATCACCCGTAAATTACGTGACGGATGGAAACGCCTTATCGACATACTTAATCAGCCAGGAGTCCCAAAAAATGGATCAAACACTTATGGCTATCCAGACTAAATTCACTATCGCCACTTTTATTGGCGATGAAAAGATGTTTCGTGAGGCCGTCGACGCTTATAAAAAATGGATATTAATACTGAAACTGAGATCAAGCAAAAGCATTCACTAACCTCCTTTCCTGTTTTCCTAATCAGCCCGGCATTTCGCGGGCGATATTTTCACAGCTATTTCAGGAGTTCAGCCATGAACGCTTATTACATTCAGGATCGTCTTGAGGCTCAGAGCTGGACGCGTCACTACCAGCAGATCGCCCGTGAAGAGAAAGAGGCAGAACTGGCAGACGACATGGAAAAAGGTCTGCCCCAGCACCTGTTTGAATCACTCTGCATCGATCATTTACAACGCCACGGGGCCAGCAAAAAAGCCATTACCCGTGCGTTTGATGACGATGTTGAGTTTCAGGAGCGCATGGCAGAACACATCCGGTACATGGTTGAAACCATTGCTCACCACCAGGTTGATATTGATTCAGAGGTATAAAACGGATGAGTACAGCACTCGCAACGCTGGCTGGGAAGCTGGCTGAACGCGTCGGCATGGATTCTGTCGACCCACAGGAACTGATCACCACTCTTCGCCAGACGGCATTTAAAGGTGATGCCAGCGATGCGCAGTTCATCGCATTGCTGATCGTCGCCAACCAGTACGGCCTTAATCCGTGGACGAAAGAAATTTACGCCTTCCCTGACAAGCAGAACGGCATCGTTCCGGTGGTGGGCGTTGATGGCTGGTCCCGTATCATCAATGAAAACCAGCAGTTTGATGGCATGGACTTTGAGCAGGACAATGAATCCTGCACATGCCGGATTTACCGCAAAGACCGCAATCATCCGATCTGCGTTACCGAGTGGATGGATGAATGCCGCCGCGAACCATTCAAAACCCGCGAAGGCAGAGAAATCACGGGGCCGTGGCAGTCGCATCCCAAACGGATGTTACGGCATAAAGCCATGATTCAGTGTGCCCGTCTCGCCTTCGGATTTGCTGGTATCTATGACAAGGATGAAGCCGAGCGCATTGTCGAAAATACCGCATACACTGCAGAACGTCAGCCGGAACGCGACATCACTCCGGTTAACGATGAAACCATGCAGGAGATTAACACTCTGCTGATTGCCCTGGATAAAACATGGGATGACGACTTATTGCCGCTCTGTTCCCAGATATTTCGCCGCGACATTCGCGCATCGTCAGAACTGACACAGGCCGAAGCAGTGAAAGCTCTTGGATTCCTGAAACAGAAAGCCACTGAGCAGAAGGTGGCTGCATGACACCGGACATTATCCTGCAGCGTACCGGAATCGACGTGAGAGCTGTCGAACAGGGGGATGATGCGTGGCACAAATTACGGCTCGGCGTCATCACCGCTTCAGAAGTTCACAATGTGATAGCAAAACCCCGCTCCGGAAAAAAGTGGCCTGACATGAAAATGTCCTACTTCCACACCCTGCTGGCTGAGGTTTGCACCGGTGTGGCTCCGGAAGTTAATGCTAAGGCGCTGGCATGGGGAAAACAGTACGAGAACGACGCCAGAACTCTGTTTGAATTCACTTCCGGCGTGAATGTTACTGAATCCCCGATCATCTATCGCGACGAAAGTATGCGTACCGCCTGCTCTCCCGATGGTTTATGCAGTGACGGCAATGGCCTTGAGCTGAAATGCCCGTTTACCTCCCGGGATTTCATGAAGTTCCGGCTCGGTGGTTTCGAGGCCATAAAGTCGGCTTACATGGCCCAGGTGCAGTACAGCATGTGGGTGACGCGAAAAGATGCCTGGTACTTTGCCAACTATGACCCGCGTATGAAGCGTGAAGGCCTGCATTATGTCGTGGTTGAGCGGGATGAAAAGTACATGGCGAGTTTTGACGAGATGGTGCCGGAGTTCATCGAAAAAATGGACGAGGCACTGGCTGAAATTGGTTTTGTATTTGGGGAGCAATGGCGATGAAGCATCCTCACGATAATATCCGGGTAGGTGCGATCACTTTCGTCTACTCCGTTACAAAGCGAGGCTGGGTATTTCCCGGCCTTTCTGTTATCAGAAATCCCCTGAAAGCACAGCGGCTGGCTGAGGAGATAAATAATAAACGGGGGGCTGTATGCACAAAGCATCTCCTGTTGAGTTAAGAACGTGTATCGAGATGGCACATAGCCTCGCTCAAATTGGAGTCAGGTTTGTGCCAATACCAGTAGAAACAGACGAAGAATTTCATACGTTAGCCGCATCCCTTTCACAAAAGCTGGAAATGATGGTGGCGAAAGCAGAAGCAGATGAGAGAGACCAGGTATGACAACCACTGAATGCATTTTTCTGGCAGCGGGCTTCATATTCTGTGTGCTTATGCTTGCCGACATGGGGCTTGTTCAATGACACCTCAGCAAGAAAACGCCCTTCGCAGCATTGCCCGTCAGGCTAATTCTGAAATCAAAAAAGCCAGACAGCAGTTTCCGGATAAAAACGTCGATGACATTTGCCGTAGCGTACTGAAGAAGCACCGCGAAACGGTAACGCTGATGGGATTCACACCGACTCATTTAAGCCTGGCAATCGGCATGTTAAACGGCGTCTTTAAGGAACGATGAACATGAAAAGCAAAATTATCAGGGAGCTACAGGCTCCTTTTTTATTGCTCGCATTTACCCCCAAGCGTATTAACCAACAATTCAGGGATTAATGGAAGATGGCAGACATCATTGATTCAGCATCAGAAATTGAAGAATTACAGCGCAACACAGCAATAAAAATGCGCCGCCTGAACCACCAGGCTGTATCTGCCACTCATTGTTGTGAGTGTGGCGATCCCATAGATGAGCTAAGACGCCTGGCCGTTCAGGGTTGTCGGACTTGTGCAAGTTGCCAGGAAGATCTGGAGCTTATCAGTAAACAGAGAGGTTCGAAGTGAGCGTAATTCACTCTCAGGCACTGCGTGAAGCGGCAGAGCAGGCAATGCCTGACAACTGGGGATTTGACGCGGACCTTTTCCATGAGCTGGTAACACCATCGATTGTGCTGACACTGCTGGATGAACGGGAAAGAAACCAGCAATACATCAAACGCCGCGACCAGGAGAACGAGGATATTGCGCTAACGGTGGGGAAACTGCGTGTTGAGCTGGAGACAGCAAAAATCAAAACTCAACGAGCAGCGTGAGTAGAAGGTGTTATCTCGGATGGAAGTAAGCGTATTGCTGAACTGGAGGCCTGGGTTGAATACACAAGAGCTGCATACGTAAGAGCAAAAGACAAGGGAGATTTGATCAGAGTTATTACCCGCCAACCAACGGGATTTTACGCTTACGTACCATGTAATTAGGAATCCTTGAAGTGGCAGCCTAACTGCGGATACACTGAAATGGCGATTTGGTAACATGTTTCGCACAAGGCTGTTACTACACTTAGAGATAATCAGCCATGATTAAACGCTTTGTAAAAAGTAAAAGGAAATTACAATGAAAAAATCAATACTAATTTTAGGGCTTACGTTAATTGTCTCATCTCAAATACCATCGGCAATGGCAAAAAATGAATCAAAACTATGGGTTGTTGTTGATCGAACGGAAAGACATACCTGCCCTTCAAGTAAATGTGGAGTGGCTGGGGAACTATTTTTCAGGGAAGGCGTAGATTTTCTAGAAAAAAAAGGTGAATGGGTTCGTATAACTGAGCCATATTCAGCCTCATGTGTTGGAGGGGAAAGCGAATATATTAAAGAAGGTAATAAATCCTGCACAAGAAAAAATGGAATCGTTAATGGCAAGTTTTCAGAATGGGTTAAACTTAGTGATCTTAGCAGTGAAAGGCCATCAGATCCTGCTGAAAATGCGAGCGGAGATGATACTTTAATCAAAGGATCTGATGACTACCGTATATACAAAAAAGAGTTTTCTTCGGCAGCTAGGAAGTTAATAAATGAAGGGGTCTGCACGGAAAGCGATTTTAAGGAAATCGGAGGGTGGATGGCATCAAGCAATAAGGGTGAAAACATCTATTTCACATATTGCGGAGGAATGACGTTGTCGAACAGAATATACCTAGATGTTAAAAGTGGAAAGACTTTTAGATAATATGATATTACCAATGACAGTATTGATTTAATGCCTCCATAGAATTATCTCTAGGAAGTAGGTATAAGAAAAGCCCGCACAATGAGCTGCTGCGGGCTTTGTGTTATTCGCCATATTTTATGAAGCAAATACGACACTATAGATAATTAAGCGTTGCTGGTTGTCGATTCCTCAATCACTCCTGTTGATGGCTCTCTTCTTGTATGTGCCATTGAAGGGGAATATCGCGTAAAAAGATACCGGAAGTATCCGCGCCGCCATGATTGTCTTTCTCCTGATGCAGGAAAAGCAGAATGGCTAAATCAGCAACAGAGCACAAAGCCGATCAGAGAGCCAAGCAAGCATCATCCGGTATGCGTAAGCTGGAGCTTGTACTTGATGCTCAGGAAATTGAAATGCTGGAGCGTAACTGTGCCACGCGTCGCTTCAGGCGTGCGCCTTGCGAGTTTGGTGAGTACATCGCGTTACTGAGCCGCCAGGATGATGCACGTGTGCGCTGGCGTATAAAATCGATCAGCAGAAAACGGTGCGGTAAGTGCGGCGAGAGAGTTCCTGTTAATTCATGCCCGTGTAATGGTGACTCACAATGCTGGGTGACCAAAGGCTGGCACGAAACAAAATTAATGATATAAATCTCTGTGACATGTCACGGAGGCGGCAATGAAATTAGACCAGCAATATCTAAAAGATCTACTTATCGCATTCGAAAAAACTCGTGGCCCTGACACGATGCTTAGTGAACTAGAGGATAATGGCTTTAATAGATATGACCAAGATTTTATTTTCCATATGCGATTATTATGTGACTACGAATTAATAGTCAGGGTTGATGGAAAACCTGGGTTCGGTCATATATTGTCCAAAGCGTTAGGGGAAGGTGTTGGATATAGTTGGATCGAAGTACCACTGAGGTTGACAGCAAGAGGGCATGATTTTATTGCTGACTTACGTCAAAAGGATGTCTGGCAAGCTATAAAAACAAACTTTAAGGATGAGGGAATTAGTACACTTATGAGTGTTTCAAAATCACTAGCAAAAGGCTTTGCAAGGAAAAAGATAAAAGATAAAAGATATTACAGGAATAGATATTGAATAATTCTTAGCATCAAGCAACTACTGCCTTTGGTGGAAATTATATCTGAACTCGCTACGGCGAGTTTTGTTTTATGGAGATGATAAATGCACTTCCGAGTCACAGGTGAATGGAATGGAGAGCCATTCAACAGGGTTATCGAAGCAGAGAACATCAACGACTGTTATAACCACTGGATGATATGGGCGCAGATAGCACATGCAGACGTAACCAATATTCGAATTGAAGAACTGAAAGAACACCAAGCCGCCTGATGGCGGTTTTTTCTTGCGTGTAATTGCGGAGACTTTGCGATGTACTTGACACTTCAGGAGTGGAACGCACGCCAGCGACGCCCAAGAAGCCTTGAAACAGTTCGTCGATGGGTACGCGAGTGCAGGATATTCCCTCCTCCGGTTAAGGATGGAAGAGAGTATCTGTTCCACGAATCAGCGGTAAAGGTTGACTTAAATCGACCAGTAACAGGTAGCCTTTTGAAGAGGATCAGAAATGGGAAGAAGGCGAAGTCATGAGCGCCGGGATTTACCCCCTAACCTTTATATAAGAAACAATGGATATTACTGCTACAGGGACCCAAGGACGGGTAAAGAGTTTGGATTAGGCAGAGACAGGCGAATCGCAATCACTGAAGCTATACAGGCCAACATTGAGTTATTTTCAGGACACAAACACAAGCCTCTGACAGCGAGAATCAACAGTGATAATTCCGTTACGTTACATTCATGGCTTGATCGCTACGAAAAAATCCTGGCCAGCAGAGGAATCAAGCAGAAGACACTCATAAATTACATGAGCAAAATTAAAGCAATAAGGAGGGGTCTGCCTGATGCTCCACTTGAAGACATCACCACAAAAGAAATTGCGGCAATGCTCAATGGATACATAGACGAGGGCAAGGCGGCGTCAGCCAAGTTAATCAGATCAACACTGAGCGATGCATTCCGAGAGGCAATAGCTGAAGGCCATATAACAACAAACCCTGTCGCTGCCACTCGCGCAGCAAAATCAGAGGTAAGGAGATCAAGACTTACGGCTGACGAATACCTGAAAATTTATCAAGCAGCAGAATCATCACCATGTTGGCTCAGACTTGCAATGGAACTGGCTGTTGTTACCGGGCAACGAGTTGGTGATTTATGCGAAATGAAGTGGTCTGATATCGTAGATGGATATCTTTATGTCGAGCAAAGCAAAACAGGCGTAAAAATTGCCATCCCAACAGTATTGCATGTTGATGCTCTCGGAATATCAATGAAGGAAACACTTGATAAATGCAAAGAGATTCTTGGCGGAGAAACCATAATTGCATCTACTCGTCGCGAACCGCTTTCATCCGGCACAGTATCAAGGTATTTTATGCGCGCACGAAAAGCATCAGGTCTTTCCTTCGAAGGGGATCCGCCTACCTTTCACGAGTTGCGCAGTTTGTCTGCAAGACTCTATGAGAAGCAGATAAGCGATAAGTTTGCTCAACATCTTCTCGGGCATAAGTCGGACACCATGGCATCACAGTATCGTGATGACAGAGGCAGGGAGTGGGACAAAATTGAAATCAAATAATGATTTTATTTTGACTGATAGTGACCTGTTCGTTGCAACAAATTGATAAGCAATGCTTTTTTATAATGCCAACTTAGTATAAAAAAGCAGGCTTCAACGGATTCATTTTTCTATTTCATAGCCCGGAGCAACCTGTGAACACATTTTCAGTTTCCCGTCTGGCGCTGGCATTGGCTTTTGGCGTGACGCTGACCGCCTGTAGCTCAACCCCGCCCGATCAACGTCCTTCTGATCAAACCGCGCCTGGTACCTCTTCTCGCCCGATTCTGTCGGCAAAAGAAGCGCAGAATTTCGATGCTCAACACTATTTTGCATCCCTGACACCAGGTGCTGCAGCGTGGAATCCTTCCCCGATTACCCTGCCTGCGCAACCTGACTTTGTTGTCGGCCCGGCGGGCACTCAAGGTGTAACGCATACCACGATTCAGGCGGCGGTAGATGCGGCAATTATCAAGCGTACCAACAAGCGCCAGTATATTGCCGTGATGCCTGGTGAGTATCAGGGAACGGTATATGTCCCTGCCGCTCCGGGTGGAATTACTCTGTACGGTACAGGTGAAAAACCGATTGATGTGAAGATTGGGCTTTCCCTTGATGGTGGCATGAGCCCTGCCGACTGGCGTCACGACGTCAACCCGCGCGGCAAATATATGCCAGGTAAACCAGCGTGGTATATGTACGATAGCTGCCAGAGCAAACGCAGCGACAGTATCGGTGTTCTCTGCTCTGCGGTCTTCTGGTCACAAAACAATGGCCTGCAACTGCAAAATCTGACCATCGAAAACACGCTGGGCGATAGCGTAGATGCAGGTAACCATCCGGCGGTGGCACTGCGTACTGATGGTGACCAGGTACAGATTAACAACGTTAACATTCTCGGTCGTCAGAACACCTTCTTTGTCACCAACAGCGGTGTGCAGAACCGTCTGGAAACGAATCGTCAGCCGCGTACGCTGGTGACCAACAGCTACATTGAAGGGGATGTGGATATCGTTTCTGGTCGCGGCGCAGTGGTGTTCGATAACACCGAATTCCGCGTGGGGAACTCACGTACTCAGCAAGAAGCGTATGTGTTTGCACCGGCTACGCTGTCCAACATTTACTACGGTTTCCTCGCCGTAAACAGCCGTTTCAATGCTTTCGGTGATGGTGTGGCGCAACTGGGCCGCTCGCTGGATGTTGATGCCAATACCAACGGTCAGGTGGTGATCCGTGATAGCGCCATCAACGAAGGTTTTAACATGGCTAAACCGTGGGCCGATGCGGTGATCTCTAATCGTCCGTTTGCGGGTAATACCGGCAGCGTAGATGATAACGACGAAATACAGCGCAATCTGAATGACACTAACTACAACCGCATGTGGGAATACAATAACCGCGGCGTGGGTAGTAAAGTGGTTGCAGAGGCGAAGAAGTAA